GCGTTGCTCATGCCTCCGAAACACTATCAGATGTGCTTGCCATTCTATTGGGAAAACCAAGAAAGAACTTTGGTCAGCAGACTAGAATTACAACAAAATATGATGGTGCTCCATCTATCGTATTCGGTATCAATCCGGAAAACGGTAAGTTCTTTGTTGCATCTAAGTCAGCATTCAATAAGAATCCAAAACTTAATTATACTGAAAGAGATATCGAAGAGAACCACGGTCATGCACCTGGTCTTGTAGCTAAGTTAAAAGAAGCTCTTAAACAATTACCTAAGATTATGCCTAACGGTGGCGGTGTATTCCAAGGCGACTTGATGTATACTAAAGAAGATCTTACTAAAAACAAAAATGGATCTTATAGTTTTACTCCTAATACCATTACATACACAACTGATACTCCAGAACAAACTCGTAGTGCTGATGTAGCTACGCTTGGCGTTGTTGTTCACTCTAGATATATTGGTAAAAATCTAGCTGACGCTAAGGTAAGTTTTGATGTTGATCAGAGCCAGTTTAAACGCAACCCAGACGTTCATATGATCAATCCAGAAATATCTGGTGCAAACATTAAACCTATTGAAAAGAAAAAGTACGAAGCTGAAATACAGCAAGCATTAGATATCTATTCTAATATGGATGACGATATTTTCAATGTGGTTGATGGTCATGATATAACAATGAAAACTTACATTAATGCTTGTGTAAGAGATGGGACTACACCTGATGGTAAAGGATATCTTGCATTCGTTAAAGCAAGAGGTCAAAAAGAGATAGAAAAAGCTAAATCTGAAGATGGTAAAGCTAAAAAGAAAACAGCTGCTGACGCTATAACTGCCCATGTTAAAAATCATATGGAACAGTTCAATAATCTATTCAGAATGCATAAAGCATTACAGCAAGCCAAGGATACATTGACTGTTGCTTTATCTAATACAGTTAATACTGGATTTAAAACAACTGTTGGCGGGAAAGAAGTTAAGCCAGAAGGTTTCGTGGCTATTCGTGGCGGACGACCAACAAAACTAGTTGATCGTGCTGAGTTTAGTCGTTTGAACTTTGCTGGTGGAGCGTTCCAGAAAGCAGCCAAAGAGGAAGAAGCAGCAGCTGAAGACCTTAATCCAGTCGTTACATCATTTGGTAGAATGAATCCACCAACACATGCTGGTCATGGCGCTGTTGTTGGTAAGGTTACTGATCTAGCTAAAGAAATGAAAGCACCAGCTTCTATTGCTCTTTCACGTTCGCAAGATCCAGAAAAGAATCCGTTATCACCAGAACAGAAACTAAAGCACGCCAAGCGTATGTTCCCTGGTGCTAACATTATGCTTGCAGATGAAGACGCTCCTACCATTATTCAGCACGTTAAAAATTTAAACAAGAAAGGTCATAAGCATCTCGTTCTTGTTGTTGGGTCTGATCGTGTAGAAGAAATGCAGAAGCTACTCGACAAGTATAATGGTAAAGAATTTAACTTTGCTAAAATTGATGTTGTATCTGCTGGCCAACGTGATATGGATTCCGACGTCGAAGAGCCAGACGAAAAGCCAGGTAAAGACGAAACACCAGAGCAGAAGAAAGCTCGTGAGGAAAAGAAACGTCGTGGTATGTCAGCTACTAAGATGCGTGGTCATGCTATCTCTGGCCGATATAGCGAATTTAAAGCTGGTATGCATCCAGATGTTCCTGAAGAACATGCTAGAGAAATGTATCAGGATGTTCGTCAGGGTATGGATATTAAGATTGGACCAGAAACCCCAATTAGAGCTCTATTGAATCATGCCAAGCGTAAAGATCCTATCGGTTTGAAAGCTCGTAAAGAAATTGAACGTAGACAACATATAAAAGAAATTGAACAAAGACAAAAAGCAGCATCGAAAACAGTGAAAACTGTTAAGAAAGTAATCGCTGCTCCAAAAAAGAAAGTTTTATAAATAACAAGTCAGCAGAAAGCTACGGCAATCCTGCAAGTTCTTTGGTCAGCCCACGGGAAACCCAAAAATGCAAAATGAAGATACCAGTCTCCAATCTAGTCCTCAGCTAGCACTTCGCGAGCAAAACAGGGTTGCCGTAGCCCTGTCTGGCAAACAAGTAGTATCAATTTACAAAAAATCTCAACAGTCAGATTTACCTTTTGAACTTCTAGAAGAAGTATACAGAAGGGGATACGCTATTGACTTATCTGAACAATCAGCATACAATAGAGTTAATTCATTTATAGCAGGTGGAGTGGCTGCCGAATTAGATTCTGATTTGATCGAAAAACACGGTCTTTGGGATAACATCTGGGCGAAAAGAAACCGTATTAAGCATGGTTCTGGAGAGCATATGCGTAAGCCTGGATCGAAAGGAGCGCCAACAAATTACGATTTAAAACATTCACAGAAAAAAGAAGAATATACTGGATCTGAACCAACCTCAAAAAATATGGAAGATCCAGCCAGTCGTTTCAGCGGTACAACTCAGCTTACAGATACTTACAAGGAAATGACACCTGGGTATTCAAAAGCTCAAACAGTTAAGAGAGTTGTTAAAGAGCTTACAGTTAGAGATGCTGCTGGCCATAAACATTCAATTGGTAAAAAGCCAGTCAGAGAAATCGATGGCAAAATACATATGGAATATCCAGGTAAAAGTAGCAGCTCTGGTGGAGGCGGCAAATGATTAGTTTCAAAGATTTTATAAAGTTAACAGAAGGCGATGTTATTAAAACTAAATTCGCTACAAAGAATATGCATAAGCGAGGTATTGAAGGACCACATCCTGTAGATACTGATGATCTTATGCGTAACTGGGCGCTTCATAAAATGCCCAACAAAGTTCATGACAAGCCAGAAGTTTCATATCACAGAGGAACAGCAAGATTTCATGATATGAAAAAAGGAACTCATTTTGATGTTAAAGGTGGAGCTCCAAGAACTACTGTTTTGAATACCCACCCTAAACAAGGTGATACTAAAGATCCAATTGGTCTTATAGCACCAAAAACTCCAGTAAGTTTTAAACAAGATAAAGTTAAAAAGAAAAAAGGAAATGTTGTTCCTTTAAATGGGAAATGACAATGATTCGTTTCAAAGATTTTATTGCGGAAGATTGGTCAGCTTCTAAATATAAAAACCCAAATGGTGGTATGACTAAAGCTGGTGTTAATGCATATCGTCGTGAGCATCCAGGTAGTAAACTAAAAACAGCTGTAACAACTGAACCATCTAAGTTGAAGAAAGGTTCTAAGTCAGCTAACCGTCGTAAATCGTTCTGTGCTCGTATGGGCGGAATGAAGAAAAGATTAACCTCAGCAAAAACAGCTCATGATCCTGATTCAAGAATCAATAAGGCTCTTAGAAAATGGCACTGCTAACATTCAAACAGTATATTGAAGAAGCTAAAAAAGGTACGTTACACGTTGTTGATATCGACGATACTATGTTCCATACAACAGCACGTATACGTGTAAGGAATAAAGAAGGTAAGATAGTTCGTTATTTGTCTAACTCAGAATATAATAGACACAAACTGAAGCCAGGACAAACTTACGACTATAAAGAGTTTAAAAACGCTAAGAAATTTCATGATGAGTCTAAACCTATTAAACCGATGATTAATAGAGTTAATAAGATTCAAAAAAATTTAAACAAGCGTCCTAACAGTAAAGTTATTATTAATACAGCACGTGCTGATTTTGATGATAAAGATACGTTCCTAGATACGTTTAGGAAACAAGGTGTTGATATCGATAATATACATGTTCACAGAGCAGGTAATGATACTAGTAAGGGATTACCAGCTGATAAGAAAGTGAAAATTATCAAACAGTATATTGATAAGAATAGTCATAAAAAAGTTATCATGTATGATGATAGTAAAACTAATTTACAAGCATTGCTAAATATGAAAAAAGAATACCCTAACGTTAAATTTATTGCATTTCATGTCGAACCTAACTGAAATATGAAAAAATATACTTGAGAAAAATGATGGAACATTTTGTATTTGGATTTATTTTATTTTTAGCTATCGGTGTTGTTATTTGGAACTCAAGTCGTTCTAAAGCGAAACAAACCGATGTTAATGAAGAAGTTGTAAAGAAAGAAACTGAAGAAGTCCTTGAAAAGATTAGAGCGGAAAGAGAAATCAAACCAGCTCCAGTTGCTTCGTTAGAACCTGTTGTTACACCAGAACCTGTGGTAGAAAAAACAGTGACTGTTGAATCTAAAGCGGAAGCTATTGAGGCGGTTGTTGAAAAGAAAAACAAAAGAATAGCTAAGGCGACTATAAAGAAGCCAGCCGCTAAAAAAACAAAGGCAAAAGTAAATGGATGAATTAGTTGAGCAGATGAAGGTGGTTCTTGGACCCACGTTTGCTTTTTATTTGAAAACTCATTACTTTCACTGGAATGTGGAAGGACCACAATTTCCTGCATATCATAAGTTT